CACCATCAGGCGCTGGGGGAGTTGACCGTAGGCAAGTCGCTCAAGGGAGTCACCATCGCCGCTGAGCGAAAGCGCATCGTTGCGGAGAATACCGCCGCAGTGGATGCGGCAATTGAGCGGGGCTACCGTCATGAGCCCTACATGAAGCCGCAGGTCATGGTGCTCAGCCCGGAGCAGGAAAAGCTCGCCCTCCTGAAACGGAACCAGGACCTGGAGGGGCAAATCAATGCCCAGGCGGACCAACTGCGGAAGCTCACGGAACTCGTGAACACGATGCAGAACAAGTAGTGACGCGGGAGGCTCGATTGGCGAGCCTCCCTGTTTTCTGTAAGGAGGCTCATGCCGTCCTATAACGCCCAAACGATCATCAATACAGCCTTTGCGGGGCTCGGGCTGGCAGACCCTGGCGGCGCACCATCCGTGTCTGACAGCATGGATGCCCTAGCCCGGCTCAATCTGCTGGTTGAGCAATGGGCCGTCCAGGAGAGGTTTGTCTGGAGCGTTCGGACGGACACCTATGCGCTCGCGGCTACCACGAAAAGCTATACTATCGGGCCGACCGGCGTGTTCACTCCGACGCGGCCAACATACATCGAGCAGGCGCGCGTGGCGCTCGCTGGTCCGAATCCGGCCAACATGATTGAGTCCGTGCTGCGCTTGATCGGCGAGCAGGAATACGGCGCGATTCAGGACAAGAACGCTTACGCTAACATCCCGGAGTGTCTGTATAACGACCGGGGATCGCCGAACTCGACGCTGTATCTGTGGCCTGTTCCGGTGGCCGCATCGACGACCAATCTGCTACTGGATACGTGGTCGCAACTGACGGCGTTTAGTTCGCTTCAGTCTTCCGTGGATCTACCGCAAGGCTACGCCGAAGCAATGGAGCACGCTCTGGAATTGAGGCTCCTGCCCGCGTTCGGGGCGACCGTAGCGCCGGAAGTCGCGCAAGCCGTAGTCATGCTGGCCAAGGCTGCCGAGGATTCGATTGTGGCGCTGAATGCCAAGGCGCGCGGTCTGATGCTTGCTCCGGCAGCGCCGGTCGGAGGTGCCCGATGAAGGCCCAAGACATCATCTATGAGGCGCTGCGGCTGCTGAAGATTGTCCGCTTTCCAGGACAGACAGCATCGACGGTAGAACAGGCCGATGGCCTGATTTTCCTCAACAATCTCGTAGATTCATGGAGTACGGAGCGGTTATTGCTCCCAGTCGTCGGCATCGCGCCCTACTCGCTTGTATCTGGGCAGTCGGTCTATACCATCGGACCGAGCGGTGCCAACCTGACCGGTCCCCGCCCGCTGCGCATCGACTCTGCGGGCATTGTGCAACAATCCTACAACTCAGGCTCGGTTAGCTTCCGCTATCCGCTGAAACTCATCGCAGAAACGGAATACGTTGCGATTCGCGACAAAACGGCCAGTGGCGATGTGCCGCAGGTGCTGTACTATGCACCCGCTATTCCGAATGGCTCGTTGTATCTATGGCCTATTCCCAACGTGGTAAGCGCAACCCAGCTAGAACTGAGCGCCTGGACTCCACTAGCGACCTTCCCCGATCTCACGACCGATGAGCCGCTGGCTCCCGGCTATGCCCGCGCGCTGACTTACAACCTAGCCATCGAAATGGGCGGCCAGATGGAAGGCGCGACACTGACGCAGGAAACCGTTAATAGCGCGATGGAGGCCAAGGCCTACATCATGAAGCTCAACTCGCTCATGGTGCCCAGTGCGCCCGATGTGGCAACCCCGCCAGCTACCAGCGCAGCGTTTGAGCCAATCCCGAGCACGCTCAAGGCTGTAGCGCAAGCCAAGTTTGGCAGCAACCAGAACGCCGAACCGACGCCGAAGGGGTGATGAATGCTCGCACAAGACTTCATCTATGCGGCCCTTCGCAAGATCGGCCAAATACGCCCTGGATACACCGCATCACCGGAGTTGATGGCTGATGCGCTCGCGGAATGGGCTACATTCTTCGACGCCCTAAATGCCGAGCGCACAGCCAACTACTCGAATCCTGATTATGTGTATCCGATACTTGGGCCGGGCTCGCAGAGCGACGGCAATGGCTACCTGATCGGCCCGTCTGCCACGACCGCGCCCGCTACGACTACTTCCGCCGCTGGCACGGCCAACGACTGGAACGGCCCGCGTCCCGACTCCATCATCCGCGCCAACCTCAAGATGACCAGTCTCAGCGCGCAGCCGGTCTATATCCCACTGCGCCCGATTACACAGGAAGAATGGGCCGGATTGGCCATCCGGCAGATCCCCGCCATCAACGTGACCAGCGTGTTCTGGTACGACCCGCAGTTTCCGAACGGCGTCTTTAACGTCTTCCCGCCGCTCAACGGAAACGCAATCGAGTTATTCACATGGGGGGTACTGGCACCGCCTTTATCTCTCGGGGCGGCTTGGTCCGCACCTCCCGGCTACCAAGACATGGTGATCCTGAATCTCGCAGCGCGGCTGTACTTCATGGCGACGCGGGAAGTGGTCATCCGCGCCATTCCGTATCAGATCCTCGCGTCTCAGGCGCAAGCGGCGCTAGACAAGATCCGTGCTGTGAATCGGCCAATCCAGCGGTTGCGGAATGACTTCAGTGGCGGACGTAGGCCGGGCGGCGCTGGGTATTATGACAGCTTCGTAACGGCGACGGGGGAGCCCTACTAACATGAAAAGAATCACGTTCATCCTCGGGCTTCTGTTGGCCGCTCGCGGAGTCATTCACGCCCAAGCGGCCCTTGCCCCATTCCCCGGCAATGCCTTTGTCAATTCGCAGGGCCAGCCGCTTGTGGGTGCCTATCTGTGCTCATTTGCGTCCGGCACGTCCACCCCATCGGCTACCTATACCGACGCCAGCGGAACAACCCAGAACGCGAATCCGTTCATCGTGCCGTCTAATGGCATAGTCAATGTCTGGGTGAAGTCCACGGCCCTCAAGTTCGTGCTGTACGTGGGCGGGAATGGAGCGTGCCCCGGAACTGGAGCCGTGCAATGGAGCGAGGATGGCGTCCAGGTCATCGTTAGCGACGTTTCCAGCCTCAACGGAATGACGGGAGCGGTCACGATTCAGGGAACCGCCAATCAAGTCCTGATGGTTTCCGGCTACGGACTGATAACGCTCAGCCTGCCGCAGTCCATCAACGCGATGGCATCCCCGACGTTCAACGGACTAAACCTGAATGGCGCAATACACCTGCCGAGTATTGTTCAGGAGCCGGGACCGTATACGATTCTCGATACCTCGGGGAACATTGCGGCTCCGGGCTCGGTAACGGCCGGAACGACATTTGCCAACGCCAACGGTACGTTTCTGGATGCCAACAGCAACCTGAGCGTTCACAACATCGCATTCAGCGGGACGTGCAGCCTATGCGGTTCCGTTACAACGCAGGCATCCGTTACGGGCAGCCGCACACAGGGCGTCGTCTATCAGAACACCGGGACGCGGCCAATGTTCGTCGCGGTCTACATGCTCGTCACGAACGGCGGCACGGGGTGGGCTGAATCAGACGCTAACGCGAACCCGTCAACTATCGTCGGCGGGACGCAATGCGAAGTGCAGCCCACGGCGGGCTCCGTCTGTGGTTCGACACTCACGTTCATCGTGCTACCGGGGAATTACTACAAGATCGTACAGGGCTCACCCACCATCGAGATTCAGAACTGGACAGAGTGGCAATAGGGCATGGCGCGAACGGCGTTCGAGGGTTTCTGCGGTCCCAGTTATCAGCTAACCAACCGCTACTCGGCGGTTGAGCGGCTGGTCAATTGGTATCTACTGCCCAACGAAACCAAGGAAGAAAAGAAGTTCCAGGTTGACCTGGCTCCGTGCCCGGCCAATGCTCCGTTCTGCACATTACCGGTACCGTCGCCATTCAATGCGTCGAATCGCGGATTGATTGAGTGCCGGGGCGTCGCTTATGGCGTAAACGGCACCATCGTTTTCTCTATCGACGCGAACGGGAATTTTACCAATATCGGTACGGTTCAGAGCGATGGATTGCCGGTTTCGATGGCCGCAAATGGCAATGGGCAAATCTTCATCGCATCGGGCGGCGTCGGCTACGTCATCCCGGCTGGCGGAGGCGTCCAATCGCTGATTACGGTTCCTTGCGATACCGTGAATGGCCCGTTGCTGGGTGCATCCTACGCGACGTTCCAGGATGGCTACGGAATCGTCATCGTCCCGAACTCAAACAAGTTCCAGATCAGCGGGACCGACGTTACGCCATTAGGTGATTTGACGCAGTGGGACGCGGCGAATGTAGACGTTCTGACCGGCCAGTCCGATTATCTCCAGGCGTGCATTTCGTGGCGCGAATATCTCTACATTTTCGGGAAACGGCGCTCGCAGGTATATTACGACGCCGGCTCTGCTGGCATCGGGGGATTTCCGTTCCAATCCTATAACGAGACATTCATCGAAACGGGGCTCGCGGCGGTCGGCTCGCTGTGCTCATTGGGAGATTCGCTGATCTGGATTGGTGAGGATGAGCGTGGGCAGCGGGCCTGCTGGCGCACGGCGACGTTTCAGCCCGTGCGTACCAGCACATTCGCCATCGAGGAAGCGTGGGCAAGCTATCCAACGGTAGCCGACGCGGTGAGCTTTTCATTTACGTGGAAGGGCCACCTGATGTATCAGACCACCTTCCCGCAGGCGAACGCGACATGGCTCTACGACGCGACCGCGTCTCAGTTGCTCGGGAAGCACATCTGGTCTGAGCGGCAGTACACGAACTCGCAGAACATCCAGATCGCTCGACCCGAGCTTTTCCACTGCTATTGCTACGGCAAACACCTTGTCGGCAGTTGCGGGACGGACGGCAATCCGGGCGCGATCTATTATTACTCCGACACGACCTTCACGGACCCGCTGGGAGCTTCCAACGGCGCGCAAAGCCAGCAACCGATAGTGCGCGACCGAATCTGCCCGCACATCTGGGAATTGAACAACCGCGTTATCTACGAGCGCATCGAATTCGAGCTTTTGCGGGGCGTGGCAACGCAAGGCAGTGGGCAAACGCCGGGCTCCGCGCCATCCATCATGCTGCGCTGGTCCAATGACGGCGGTTATAGCTGGGAGCCGGAGCAAACCGTACCAATTGGGCGCGTTGGGCAGTACGGCTGGCGGGCGTTCTTCTTGCGTACTGGCTATGCCCATGATCGCGTGTTCTGGATTCGGGTGAGCGACCCGGTTTACTGGTCCATCACGGCCGCATCGCTGAATCTGAGGCCGTGCGGTTCATGAGCAGCCCCACACTTCCGAATCCGCCGCGTTTCATGGGGCCGATGGACCAAGCCCCGACAACGCCTGAGGAGTGGGCGGCATTCTATCGCTGGCTCCTGAAGGCTAAGACGGCCACCAACCAGTCAGCGACCGCACTGGGGACCGTCCAGACGCAAGCGCAGGCACTTTCTGACGATGTGGCGGCGCAGGGCGTGCAAATCACATCGCTAACCGAGGATTTGGCGACAGTCCCGACCAAAATCGACGTTTCGCAGGCCGAAGCCTATACGGAAGCAGCCGGATTAGCGCTACTGATGGCAGACGGACAGGGCGGGGGCAGTTCGACGGGTGGTCTTGTCCTGTCCGGTACGCACGCAGAGCGGATTCTCAACTATCCCCCGCTTAACTATCCGCCCGGAACGCTGTTTTGGGAGACAGATCGCTGGGTTTATTACATCGACTCGCCCGAGGGATTCCTAGGATACTGGGTCTATTCATCCGGCATCTATGAAGACGGCTATCAATCGCGCCCAGCGGACATGGGGGCGCAAGCGGCCTCTATCGACAAGGATTTCCCGTTTTACGCCAAAGACCAGCAGGTTCTCTACCGCTGGGACACGAATTGGTACTATGCGACCGGCGTACAGGATGGAGCGCAGTCGGCGCGACCGACGAATCCCGGCGCACATGACGCCGGCCTGCTGTACCTGGAGACAGACATCGGGCCGCCGCTGCCGCTGTTTTGGTGGAGTGGGACGCAATGGTTGCAGGTAGGCGGCGGAACGACCGGCGCACAGGGCGCGCCGGGCAGCCAGGGGCCAGCCGGAGCGACCGGCCCACAGGGATCTACTGGCGCGGGCGTGCAAGGCCCACAGGGACCCCAGGGGCCGGGCGGTGGCGCACAGGGCAGTCAGGGGGCAACCGGAGTCCAGGGGCCGCAGGGCGCAACCGGGCCGCAGGGAGTGCAGGGTGCGGGCTTCCAAGGGCCGCAGGGAACCCAGGGCAACCAGGGGCCGCAGGGCACTGGTCCGCAGGGGGTGCGGGGCTACCAGGGCTACCAGGGCTACCAGGGGAACCAGGGCGCGACCGGGAATAATGGCCCCCAGGGCGCACAGGGTACTTCGGGAGGCATCGGGCCGCAGGGTCCGGCTGGCAGCGGGTCCTCCGGTGCTACAACGGTCGGTGGTAGTGGTGGTGTGCA